TATATTAAAATTACTGCAAATTTTTTACTAAAAAATATAACAGACTGGCAATTAAAACATAATATTAAAGTATATTTTTGTGGATCTCATTCTTATGCTGAGAATCTAGCAGGATATTTATTACATAAAATTTATAATCAAGAAAAAGGAAATTTACATAATGAGACTTGATTTTCCTATAACAATTACTCCTCCGCCATATACTGATCCATCAACTAAAAAAATTACTCAGCCAGAATCTATAACTTTACAAGATTTAAAAATAACTTATATTGATAGTCCGGATCAAAAAAAATTAGTAGCAAGAATAGACTCATTACCCTATGTGCTTCCTTTGGTAGAATCAGATCAAGAATATGATAATTTGGGTGATTATTCTAGTTCCATTAGAGAAAAACTAGTTAAAGAAAAACTAGGATCAGATCCGGCAGCTAAAATAAGATCTTTGTTTCCTCCTACGTTAGAAGAATTTCCAAATGGTCCTGGTACAATACTATCACAAATCATTAAAAGCGTTGGCATATCTATAACACCAACATGCAAATGCATGAAACATGCTAATGAAATGAATACTAAAGGAGTACAATGGTGCGAAGATAATATAGAAACAATTATAGAATGGCTTAAACAAGAATGTAAAGAACGAAATATTCCATTTATTCCAACAGTAGTTCGTATGGTTGTTAATCAAGCTATTAGTAAAGCTAAAAAACATGTCATATAATTTTGATGATGCATGGTTAGGTCTAGGAGATTTATCTAAACTAACTATTAGTCGTAATCTTATGATTAATAGATCCAGAGAAGATATAGAAAATCCAGATAAACATTTATTAAAAATTATGAGAGATCCCAATTATTTAGGATCAACATGCAAACTACTAATGAACATTGAACTACATCCTATACAGATAGCAATATTACAAGAATTTTGGAATAGAGCTTTTCCAATGTTTGTTGCTAGTCGTGGTTTTGGTAAAAGTTTTTTATTAGCACTATACGCTACATTAAAATGTATCTTTATTCCCGGAACCAAAATAGTTATAGTTGGTGCAGCATTTCGTCAAAGCAAAGTGATTTTTGAATACATGGAAACGATTTGGAGAAATAGCCCAATTCTAAGGAGCATATTCAATGGCAATGACGACGGCCCGCGAAGAGATGTTGATAGATGCACAATGAGATATGGCGACAGCTGGGCTATTGCTATTCCAATGGGTGATGGATGTCTTACTTCTGATACCATGATAACATTCAGTAATTGTTTTTCAACACTAGGATCATTATTTGATTTAGATTACGATGAAGAACTAGATACTGTTAATAACTGTGAAGTTTGGGACAATATTAAGTTTGAAAAAAGTTTACATAAAAGATATAATGGATTAAAAGATACAATTAAAATCAAAACAAAAAGAGGATTTGTTCTAGAGGGGACACATAATCATGAAATTAAGGTATTTGATGGAAATAATGTGATTTGGAAAAGATTAGATTCTATCAACATAAATGATAAAATCCTAATAGATGTATCAGAAAGATGGCACGAAGGAACAACAGAACTAACAACAGACGAATCTTATGCTTTAGGATTGATGATAGGAGATGGCTGTTGGACCAATAAATATAGATTAAGATATACATCTAATGATCCAGAACTAGTAATAGCATTAGAAAAAGGCACAGGATATAAATTTTATCAATGTTCTGATGGTATTCATTATAATCATGATAGTATAAAAAATGTTAAAAAATGGATGAACAAGTGGCAAATTGATCATACATATACTAAAGACAAGCATTTACCAGAACCTATTCTTCATAGTTCTCAAGAAATAATGAGCGCTTGTTTAAGAGGTATTTTTGATACAGATGGACATGTTCAAGGGAATAAGGCCAAAGGAGGTATTGGAATAACAATAAGTTTAACCAATACTTCAGAAAAATTAATGAAACAAATTCATTATATTTTATTACATTACGGTATTGTCTCTACTCTTAAATCGCGAAAACGCAAAAAACAATGGAATACTATTTATGAGTTATTGATTAATGGTTATAACGTCAAAAAATTTGCAGAAAAAATTGGCTTTGGATTAAAACGTAAACAACATTCTCTAATAGAATATATATCAAAAAAACAGAAATGGTTATCTCAAGAAAAATATTATAATAGTTTTTTATTAGATTATATTACAGATATTAGTTATGATCGTAATTACACATACGATATAGAAGTTGAAAATTCTCATCAATATAATGCTAATGGTATATGTGTTCATAATAGTAAAATCAGAGGTCTAAGAGCACATATTATTATCGCAGACGAATTTGCGTCAATATCTCCAGATATTTATGAAACGGTTGTTTCAGGTTTCGCAGCCGTGAGCGCTAGTCCAATACAAAATGTAAAAGAACAAGCTAAAAAAACAGCGATGCAAGAAATGGGCATATGGAATGATGAATTAGAAGCATTAGACACAAAAATGAGCAATCAGGCCATAATAGCAGGAACAGCCGACTATGCTTTTAAGCATTTTGCTAAATATTGGAATAGATATAAAACTATTATTAATAGTAAAGGAGATATTAATAAACTCAAAGATGTATTTCCAGAAAGTGTTCCAGAAAATTTTAATTGGAAAGACTATAGTATAGTAAGAATACCATATGAATTAATTCCTAAAGGATTTATGGATGATAAACAAGTTGCTAGAGCAAAAGCTACTATTCATACTGGTATATATAATATGGAATATGCCGCTTGTTTTGTTGAGGATAGTGAAGGATTTTTTAGGCGTAGTCTAGTAGAAAGTTGTGTTGTATCAACAGAAAAAAATATCACAGATTCCCAAGGAAGACCAATACTTTTTGACGCAACAGTTAAGGGTTCCTCACACAAGCAGTATATATATGGCATCGATCCTGCATCAGAAAATGATAATTTTAGTATAGTTATTTTAGAATTAAACAATGATCATAATAGAGTAGTATATTGCTGGACAACTAATCGTAGTAATTTTAAAGATCGTCAAAAGACAGGGCTAGTAGAAGATCATGACTTCTATGGTTTTTGTGCAAGAAAAATTAGAAATTTAATGAAAACTTTTCCATGCGCTAGAATAGGATTAGATGCTCAAGGAGGAGGTATAGCTATAGAAGAAGCTTTACATGATCCTGATAAGTTAAATGATGGAGAAATATTAATTTGGCCAACTATAGACTACAGCAAATCCAAAGAAACTGATAATCAGCAAGGATTGCACATACTTGAACTTATACAATTCGCTAGAGCAGATTGGACTAGTCAAGCTAATCATGGTTTACGAAAAGATATGGAAGATAAAGTATTGCTATTTCCAAGATTTGATAATCTTACACTAGGTTTAACACTAGCATCAGAGGGACAGGATATATTAACAACAGATCTTAATCCTATTTATGATAATCTTAGCGAATGTGTTGTAGAAATTGAAGAACTTAAAAACGAATTAACCACAATTGTTATGACACAAACTAGTCAGGGCCCCAATGCTAGAGATAGATGGGATACTCCAGAAGTAAAACTAACTAGCGGTAAAAAAGGTAGATTAAGAAAAGATAGATATAGCGCATTACTTATTGCTAATATGCTAGCAAGACAAATGACTAGATCATATAAAACTATCGAATATGATGTTGTAGGAGAAAACGCTAAAAATGCTACAAAATTAAATGGTCAAATGTACAAAGGTCCAGAATGGTTTACGTCCAACGCTAATGATAATGATATATATTTGGGTATTTATAATAATTGAGTGTATTATTAAAGTAATCACATCATAATCCTACTGCATTACAATTAATATTATGGCTAAAAAATATCCAAGAAGTGAAACAGCTAATACTACCAATAATTCCGACGAACCAGCTTTTATAGCTTGGGGAGACGACGAAGCTTCTCGACAAGAAGCTATGAAAATTTCTGGACAATCATTATCTGAATATACAGTTGTTGAAAAAGCAGGCGCAACCAGACGATATAATCTTGATTATTCTGATCTTGATCGTAATACATCAGGCAGACCAGGATTAACCAAATCTGACTACTATTATTTTAGACCAGGCGAAGCTATTCCTGTTAGACAAAAACAGATAATGCAAAAGGCCGAAGATATTTATCAAAGAGTTGGTTTAGTAAAAAATGTTATTGACCTTATGGGCGACTTTGCTTCTCAAGGAGTTAGGTTGGTTCATAAAGATAAAAGAATAGAAAGATTTTATAAACAATGGTTTAAAAAGATTAGGGGTAAAGATCGTAGCGAAAGATTTTTAAATAATCTATACAAGACTGGGAACGTTGTTGTTAATAGACAAACAGGTAAACTAAGCTTAAAAGTAGCTAACGATCTTTATAAAAGCGTATCATCTCCAGATCTCTTGGTAGATAAAATTATAACTCCAATCGTTGAAAAAAGAGAAATTCCTTGGAAATATACTTTTATAGATCCTGTTGTAGTAGACATAACAGCCGGCCCAATAGCATCATTTGCACAACAAAAATTACTTGAAATTTCTTTACCAGCACCAATTAGAAAAGCTATATTAGCTCCAAAAACCGAAATTGAAAAACAGATTGTTAATTCTTTACCACAAAATATTGTCGAGGCAGCAAAACAAAAACGTGGATATCCATTAGATCCTAATAAAACTCTAGTCTTTCATTACAAGAAAGATGATTGGCAAAGCTGGGCATATCCTATGATATATGCTATTATGGATGATATTACAATTCTTGAAAAATTAAAATTAGCAGATATGTCAGCATTAGATGGCGCGATATCTAATATTCGTATTTTTAAATTGGGTAGCCTAGAACATAAAATATCTCCTACCAAAGCAGCAACCAGTAAATTAGCACAAATTTTAGGCAATAATGTTGGTGGTGGTACAATGGATCTTATTTGGGGTCCAGATATTGATTTGCTAGAAAGTAAAACTAGTGTGCATCAATTTTTAGGAGAAGGTAAATATATCCCTCATTTAAATAGCGTATATGCTGGTCTTGGTATTCCTCCAACGCTCACCG